TTGAACAGCAAGATATCCAGTGCCCGGTCATCGTTGGAGTCTTCGTGGGACACGATACCGATAGTCCAGGAGATGTAAGTCCTGAAAACAGCGATTTCAATCCAGATGCCAAAGGGGATAATTACGGAAAAGTTTGGATGTTTAATACTCCTGCGGGCAACTCATTCAAAATGGACGATGCCAATCCTCAAGTTCATATCAAAACTCCGAATGGTTTCGAACTTCACTTAGATGATGCTAACCGAAGAATCCGTTTGGGTACTCCTTGCGGTCCTGAAATCGTAATGGAATGTGATGGCAAACTGGTTCTTTCTTCTGGTTGTGCTAAGATTACTTTAGACAAATGCGAAACTATCATTGATAGTAATGTTACCGTAAACGGTCATCTTACTGCTCAAGGGGTATTCGCCCCTAACCTATGTTATTGTAGTAGCCCAGGTTCTAAATTTAACGGTACTTTCAATTCCCAAAACAAGAAGAATAAAGAGTGTAAACCTCAAACGGATGATAAAGGAAATACTTCTTGTAATAAAGAATTGCCACCTCAAAATGATCTAAGCACTTTAGAAGAGGAAATGGCTAAGTTAGTAGATGAAGCTAAAAACATCTATATCGACCGTAACGGTACCAAAGAACCTTTTAAAGTTTGCGAAACTAAAATGTCTCCGGAGCGTTACCAATGTTTGAAAGCTTCCGGCAAAGAAGTTCCTATTCAAATGGTTTGTGGTCTTGGGGTTCAAGCAGTTCCGCATGATGGAAATTGTGAAGAGGCTAACGCTCCTAATGATGAAACTCAAGCGAATACCGNTGAAACTAAAATGTCTCCGGAACGTTACCAATGCTTGAAAGCTTCTGGTAAAGAAGTTCCTATTCAAATGGTTTGCGGTTTAGGTGTCCAAGCGATTCCTCACGATCAAAAATGTGAAGATGCTAACGCAGCAAATGATGAAACTCAAGCGAATACCGTAGATAAAGGATGCGACCCTAATGCTACTACTCCGGATAAACGCGCGATGCGCGTGATCAAACAAGCCGAGAACAAACCGGGTTGGACTTATTTGGGACCTTCTATAAATGGGATGACAATGGAACAATCCACCGCTTATGCGAAAGTAATGGCTTCTTCCGAAAGTACGTTTAACGTTTCCGCAGAGAACCCTGATGGTTTCATAGGGGAATTCCAAATGGGAGCCGCCGCGTTGATCGAAGCTGGATTAGTTAAACCAGGTACCAACAACCGAGGTTTGGATAACCCTGCAAACTGGAAGAATGGTTTATCAAAATCTAAATTCTTAAACGATCGTCAATTACAACATAATGCTTTTGCGGCGTATACCAACAAGCAAATCCAATATCTTGGAAGCCGATTTACCGGATCTAAATCAAGTTGTGATAAAGCTGGGGTAGTGGCGGCGGCGCACTTATTAGGACCGGCAGGATCTAAGAACCTGAAAGCGGTGGACGGTAACGGAACTTCCGGTAACAGCTATTACGATATGGCCCGAACCGCATGTAGACGTTGGACTAAATGCTAAGTTAGTTTATTGTTAATATACAAATCATAATAAAAATCTCGAAATAATCGAAACTTACCCTACCGGGTATAATCGAAAACTTCGAGATTTTTTATGCTCGAAAAACTTTTGAAAACCGAGTTGATGAGTTTCGGTCACCGAAACTTTGAAGGTTCAAAAAAAAAATCTCCAAATCTTCGCTCGTGCGATAACTTGGAGATTTTACAAACCTTAATAGTTTATGTGTTTCCGGTAGCCTCCTCAGCTTCCTTACACTCTTCCTCAGCTTTTTTGAGTTGATCTTCCGTTCCTGGAGGACATTCGGAATCGATGACTACGTAAACCCCTTCAAATTTGATTTTCATTCCGAGTTCTTTAGCAGCGAATTCAAAAGCTTCTTTGACCTTATCGTCCATTCCTTGCTTATCGACTTTACCCCCGGAGTTTGTGTTACCTTCCTGGTTAGGATCGGTTCCGGTATTTCCGGGTTTGATATTCGCGTTTGTGCTTGATGGCATTTCTTACTCCTATAAATTGTAAGTTGATTAATGTAATGAAGTATATTATAATACATCTAATTAAAAATATCTATTAGTCGAATCTTTCGACTAATGAATCGCTATTAGTCGTAAGAACAGGAGCACTATATGACCGAATTAACCAAAGAACTCGAAACTAAAGAATACTTAAAATTTCAAATCTATCCAATCTACAACTATGAGAAAGATGAATTGCGTGACGCAATGGTGGTGGATATTGCTCAAAACGGAGTATTTGTATTAGATCCAGCTAACAACGCTATTACTACGTTCAATGAAGATGGTTACCCAGACTGGACTTTCAATATGCAAGAGCGTTTATTGCATAAAGAACCAGAACGTTTAGATTTTGTTTCTGTCCTGTACGATACTTGGTATTGGAATGATCGTAAACCTTTCGATTTGGTAAAACTTCGCGATGGTCGAATTGCGGTGATTTCTCGAGTTTTAGAAGATGCGGAATATCGTTATGACGGTTTTATTATCACCCCAAGCGAGTATCTTTCTTGTACTTGGAAGGCGGATGGTTTCGCATACGCGAATATTCCTACTAACAATGATATCGTAGAAATCTTTGTTAAGAAATCTGACATTACATATAATTAATTCCTAAACTTTAAGGAGCTTATTAAATGTCAATTGTTCAAACATTACACGGGAAGATGGATTTCTTCGGGGTCGAAATCAATGATAAACCAATCATCGTCGACCACATCATCCAAACTTCCTTATTTTCCGGGATCGGAATTCTTGGGGAACCTGGTCAAATTACTATCACAGCACAAGCTTTCCGTACTTTGGACTCTACCGGGATGCAATTCAATCCAGTAGGCAAAAAGATCGTGTTTATGTTACAGGATTTCAAATCCGGAGAACGCCCGTATACGGGAGTAATCACCTCAATGACACACCAGCACGGCAAGAAAACTACAATGGTAACTTTAGGCTTTGATAAAGAGCATTGGGTTCATTTACATAAAGTAATTTGGTGGAAATGTTTTGAGAAGAAAACTATCCTGGAAATCACGGAAGAGTTCTTCAAAGCTCATAACATCCCATTCAAAGCTTATTCTGGGGTTCCTACTAGCGAACGCGGAGTATTCTGGGAGAATTTTTGTACTCCAATCAACGGCCCAACTTTAAGTTACCTAGTTGAAGAACTGGCAAAAGACAATTTCTTGTTGTATGCCAATCCTCAAGATGGTGGTATTGTTGCGGTAAACTGGAGTGATATCGTTCACTTGGATGCGATTAGCCAAAACTATCCAGATTATGTGCAAGATAACATCTATGCGAAATTTGATACTACCAATAAGGGTTGGCAACAACATACTTTTACTTTCGGTAAACAAATTGATAGTGACCTGCCTTGGAAAATTCAAGACTTTGGGGGTGAGATTAACCCAGATTTGAGTACAGAAGCGAAGAAAGAACATACTTATTACACCGCGGTGAAGAAACCTTTCAAATGGACAGAAGCTTCCGGGGAAGCGGTAGATCCTAATGATATCGGATTAACCAAAGCGGAAACTTATCCGGGAACTAGATTTGATTCTGCGGTGATCAATCCTTATCCTGTTTCTGACGGCTTGATTAAGCAAAATGAAACGCCAAGCGCAGAATACGGAGCTCCGTGGAATTTGGTCACCCAAAATATTACGCATCCTAGATACATGTACTATCGTATGCAACAAAGTTACGCGACTAAGATCAAGTTAGTTCCTATTACTATTGTAATTCCTGGATCTGCGAAAGCAGTAGTTCCAATGACCGCAATCCCGGTAAGTTATTTTGAGAATGCCCGAGTAGAAGATCCAAATCTACCAGCAGACGGGGATTTCTGGCAATCTGGATTGTTCCTAATTTGGAGTTCAAAATTAAGTATTGCTGGGCCTAATATGTTACTTACTTTGAATTTAGTTAAACCATATCATTAAGGAGATTATAAAAATGGCAAAACCTGCAAGATTGGGAGATTTCGCTAAAGCGACCAACACAACAGAATCGCAAGCACCGCAAAACCCAAAAGAAGCAAAACTACCAACAGATGTAGAATTCACGTTACCGAAATTTGAATTAGATCTTGGATTCTTTATCCAAAAGGGAAATGAACCGTTTACAGAAGAATCTTTGATTGCTAAAGTCTTCGGAGAAGAAGGTAAGCGATTATCCCAACCGGAACAAATTTACGTTTTGTTGAACGCTATGCAAGATCTCGAAGTGGTAGCTCCGCTAAATTTCGAATGCGAGCATTGCGGTCACGAAAACCCAATCGCTGTTGAATTAGCTAAAGTAATGAAAACTTCATCTAGTTCAAAAGAGCGATTCTTCATCGAATACAACGGTAAGGATAACAAACACTACATCTTAGAATTTGTTCGTCCCGAAATTATCCAGGATGTTAGTCACATCGATTCGCCAACGGCGAGTATTGGAATGTTTATGTTGCAATGGTTGGATGCTCACAATCAAGGCGATGATTTCGATATTCTAAAAATGCGATTAGTCGACTTCCTCGCGGTAGCGAAATTGTTCGGGGAGAAGATGTTTGGAGTTCTTTTCGAAACTAAGTTTAAATGTGCTAAATGTAAGAAACAAAATACCCAAGAATTTGGTATTAGTTTGAAAGATTTAGTAGACATTTTAAACGAAATCTAATATTATATGAAGAAACCAAAACAAGGATACTATCGGTTAACTCATCCTGAGAAGTTTAAGTTACCGATAGATGATCATATGAAGAGCACGAAGATTATAGAAGGCAATCTCTGTGTTCTTTACAAATCCGGTTTGGAACTCAAAGCTTTCAAATACTGTGACCATAACCCAAAGATTGAGGAGTGGAGTTTAGAGCCATTTCACATTCCCTATCAAAGTCCCGTAGACGGGAAGGTTCATAGATACTTCCCGGATATTTGGTTGAAGTTCGTTACCGGGGACATCTTCATCGTAGAGATCAAATCCTCTAGCGAAACCAAAATGCCTAGGAAGAACGATAAACGTTACGGAGCTAAGCTTAACACTTACCTAGTAAATCAAGCGAAATGGGAAGCCGCAAGAAACTTCGCGAAGGCGAAATCTTGCAATTTTATGGTATTAACTGAGAAAGTTTTGGGTTAGCCGAATTTAACATAGGAGCAAATATGACAGAATATGCGGAATACATCGAAGCAGAGATCGATGAGATCTTCCCTAACAGCGATCTAAGATTCTACGATCCTCGTAGAACAGAAAACAATACTTTATTTTGGGTGAAACCTTCTGGTAAGATTCATCCAAGTTATATCATTTACCAAGAATTCAGTTCACCAGAATTTCCAGGAGAGAAGGTACTTTCACCCATTAAAGAGTTCCGCGATCAAATAGATTGCATTGGCCACATCGCTCGATTCCTCGCAAGAAACTCGTTAGGAATTGAAGCGAAGATGCAGATTTTATAAATACTTTACGTTTTTAATTAACAAAGGAAATATTCAATGTCATTAGTAATTTACGGTCGTCCAGGTTGCCCATATTGTGAAAAAGCCAAAAAATTAGCCAGCATGTTGGAAGAACAAGGTTACTTCCGCGATGTTCAATACATCAACTATCAGGAATTAGGCTGGACGGCTGAAGAGCTGTCTAAAGTCGCAAATCATCCAGTTCGTACTGTCCCTGTTGTGCTGCTTCAAGGGGTATTCATTGGTGGGTACCAAGACCTCCACGATCGTTACCCAATCGATTAATTCGCTAATTCGTAAGTTTCGGTAACCGAAAGTTTAAAGACCTCAAAGTTCGAAAGAATTTTGAGGTTTTTGTTTTTAATAAATATTTTAATTGTATTAATACTATAACCAAATGAACCTAGAGAAATTTGAACACTTAAACAACAAGATGAACAAAATTACTCAAGAGCTTACCAAGAATGTTGAGATCTCGGAAGATATCTTAACTACTACGGAAGAACTTGAGTCGTATTTGGTTACCCCGAAATCCGCCCCGATCGAAGGGCAATTAATTACTGGTGACTCCGATAACGCGCGAGAATTGGATGAACCGGTCAGCAAGGCGTTAGCCCCGGTTACTGAAATCGCTGCAGACGTTGTAGACGTACAGGCGATGATCGAAGATTTTTGTTATATGCGAGCTATGCTTAGAGAGACTACTCAAAATTCTCGAAGAGTATTGGAAAGCGTAACGGAAGAATTAGTCTTAAGTGAAGGGGAATCCCGCGCCTTGTTAGTTTCCGCTTACAGCGAATTAAACAAAGCTCAAATCGAAAGTGTTAAGTTGTTTATGCAATCTTATAAAGAAATTTCTACCATCTTGGTTAATTTGACGAAGATCAATCAATCCAATACTCCACATACCGTACACACTACCAATGTGTTGAATATTGAAGATCAATCTCATATTAGTTCCGCAGATATTATCAATCGTTTAAGAGGTCCAAAATGAGCAAGTTAACTTATGAAGATAACGGGGTACCCGTAGACTGCAAAGATTTTTGTTCGCCGGAAACGGATGATTGTAATAAACAAGAACTTAAGAATCCTCGTAGCTATCTCAAGGTTGAGAAAAAGCTAAGCGATTCAAATTTGGAACCTAGCTGGAATTATGCAGAGCAAACGTTTGACCAGGATCTTGCAAATCAGCGCGTAGACGCAGAAAATGCAATTAAGCGATTAGACCAAGAACGCGATAATCTATTATCCGGTGAGAAAGAGTTTTGCGTTCAAAAAGTTTCCAAACCAAAGAACGCTTTCAATACCCGAATCCAAATTGGGGCGGAATCCACTACGATCGAATTGTTGAAGTATAATGGTCTGAGTTTAGGTGACCGAAACTTTGAAAATTCGGAATCAACCGCATCCGCGGAAACTCCGAGTACCGCAAACTCCAAAGAACCGGAATTGGAACAGCACCCAAATACTATACGTAAGTATGTAGCTGGGATGTTGGCATTCTTTAGTAACTTAAGAGTGGAATATCTAGCTAACGGTAAGGTCTATCAACGCAAGCTTCCGGTGTTTTACGGTAACCGCGAGAAACTATTAACCATCGAAGAGCATGAATTCTCTGAATTGATGAATGGTAATACTAACTTTTTACCAAGAGCGAGTCTTGTCATCGATTCTATGACTTATGACCAGAATCGTCAAAACAACAAAAATGTCGCGGTCCAACGCGAATTGACGATGCAAAGCTTAACTAATAAGAACGCGTTCGCGTATATGACTAGCGCCCCGAGCCCGTACAATATCGCAGTTCGTTTGAATTTGATTACACGCGGGATGAACGATGCGATGATGTTGGTGGAGCAAGTCGCTAGCTTCTTCAATCCATTCTACACCTTCAAAATGGTGGAAGAGCGACAGGAATCCAGTATTCGCTTACAATTAGATTCCGTTACCTTCGAACCACCAGAAATCGACCAGTTTTCGAATAACGAAGTAATGGTAGAATTTGGATTTACATTGTATGGAAATATGTACAAACCAAGATCTAAAGAGTATATCATTGATACGATTACTTTGAATATCTAATTCGATCTAATCTATTTTTAAATATAAAATAACGATATAATACACTATAGTGTAATTTTAACAGAGGTATAACTTAATGGCCTATCAATTCGGCAAATCTTCAATTCAAAAATTGCAAGGTGTTCATCCAGATTTAGTCAAAGTGATGAACCTTGCTATTCAAAAATCTAGCCAAGACTTCTCTATTACAGAAGGCGTTAGAACGCTAGATCGTCAAAAAGAATTATTAGCGAAAAAATTAACTCAAACATTAAAATCCAACCACTTAAAACAAGAAGACGGTTTTGGACATGCGGTTGACGTGGCACCATATCCACTCTCGTGGGATCTTGCAAAATTCTACCCAATTGTAGAAGCGGTGAGCGCAGCAGCTAAAGAGCTTGGGGTTAGAGTTCGTTGGGGTGGAGCGTGGGCCGTGTTGAACGACTCAACTAAATCCCCTAAAGATCTTGTAAATGAGTACTCCGCGGAACGAAGAAAGCTTGGAAAGAAAGCTTTCATTGATGGTCCTCATTTCGAGTTATATTAACCTCTTCCGGTTGATATAAAACTGCGCGATTTTCGGTTACCGAAAGCACCGAAAATTACGCAAAGCTTTAAATTTGTTAACAAATAAAAAGGAAAATTAAATGGCTTTTGAATACGAATGCAAAGCGGATGACGTTCAACGTAAACGTCAAGTTCGCTATGAACATGCAAAAGAACAAATGTACCATTCTGCTCCGTATACCGTATGCTTACCACAAGGTCCTAAAGGCGATACCGGCCCAGCTGGCCCACAAGGTCCTAAAGGCGAAGACGGAAAAGACGGTGAAGTAGGTCCAATCGGTCCACAAGGTCCACAAGGCGATACCGGTGAACGTGGTCCACAAGGCGAGAAAGGCGAACAAGGTCAAAAAGGCGACAAAGGCGACAAAGGCGACCGTGGTGACAAAGGCGCTAAAGGCGACCGCGGTGACAAAGGCGAAACCGGCGACAAAGGTGCTCGTGGCGACAAAGGGGATCAAGGTGATCAAGGCGTAAAAGGTGACAAAGGGGATCGTGGCGACAAAGGTGACAAGGGTGATCGTGGCGCTAAAGGGGACAAAGGGGATCAAGGCCCTCGCGGTCCTAAAGGGGACAAAGGTGAAAACGGGGTAGATGGCGTTTCTTATATCAACCAATCATTAAATCCACTTTCAGGTTCTGGCGAAATTCACGACCCTTTAAAAATCAACCTTTACTCTAAACATTTCGAGACCCGCAATGGTCAATTGGTATTAGCGGAAGTATTGTTAGATCGCATTTTTGAACTAGAAGTTCAATTAGCGAAATTACAAGGCAAACCAGCTCCGGTTAAACCAGTTTACGAAAAAGAGAAAGAGTGCGGTGAATGCAATGTTGGCTCAGTAGACGCCCCAGCAAAACCAGCTGACGAAGTTAAACCTACAGACAACACTGAAGTAGTAGATCCAGCTAAACCAGCGGATGATGCTAAACCGGAAACTCCGGAAACTCCGGTTGCTCCAGCTCCAGCAACCCCAGCTCC